GTTTTACCTTCCCACTTTTGTAACTTATCAAGAATGATGGCATCAGTTTGTTTAAACCTTTTAGCTAATGCTATTGACAATGCCGTTTCCATATCACAGGCTCTTTGCATATCAGACTGTCTAGCAAGTTCAATTCCTTTTGCAACATAATTAGAAACATAAGCACCGCACTCAGGGTACTTTTCAATATAACTTTGGACATAAGAATAAAACTCTATATGCATTTTCATTTCTCAGTCGCTTTCTTTAAAACTGCTCTTGCAAATTCAAATCTGTTTGCATAAGGCATAGTATTGCTAAGTTCCAATATTTCCTCATCTGTTAGTTCACGAGGCTTTGCTTTTTCAATGCCATTCCAATAACCTGTTGCATATATAGCAGAGTCTCGGTCTTCAATCTCTTGCCCAATGTCAGATAGTTTTTGTAGTGCTAGTTCTTTTTTCAACGCTTCAATTTCAGCCTTTAGTTTCGTAATTTCTTTTTGCGAGTTATCCGTAATTTCTTTAAGAAGATTTAAAGATCTTTGATACCATTTTTCATCTACTTTAAATTCTCCGCTCATTTTCTAGCCTCTCTACACGCTTTTTTATAATCTTTAGGTATATCAGGGCTAATCTCAGCGAGTTGGCAGTCATACGCAACTACTTTCTCTTTTACATAACCTAAACCTCTTTCAGCCCTGCTTAAAAGTTCATAAACACCAATGGTTGCAACAAACGCGCCTAGTGCGAATCCGAGTATAAATTTCATTTTTTACTCTCTTTCTTTAATTGCATTAATTCTTTTTTTAATACTTGTATTTCATCGTGCTTTTGTGCTAATTGGTATTTTAAGTCTTGCATTGCTTGTTGTAGTTCAACCATTCTTATATTAAACTCAATAAGTTGTGTTTCAGTCATTACTTTACCTCGCTAAAGTTATTGCCAATTACTGCCTCTGCAATGAATGGTACGTCTGTTGAGAATGTATTCTCCATGCAATGTCTTAATTTGGCAGCTTCACGCTCCTCATAGCCTTTTTCACATGTAATCACAATCTCATCATGCAGTGATAGTAATAACCGTGAATTCTCGGCAACTCTTGCATAGTCAATCATTGCTTTCTTTGCTTGGTCTGCGCCTGAACCTTGGATTAATGTATTAAGTGACTTAAACCCAAACTCCATAAGCCTTCCATTAATGATCTTTGGTGGCTCACCTTTTACAAGTCTACCACCTAGTGTTCTAAATGGCTTTTTCATACGGTATCTTGCCATTAAGTCTTCATTAATGCCAGAAAGACCTGTTGCAACCTCTGACTTATATAGATCTACAAGTTCACGGGCTTCATCGTACGGTATCTTTAACATCTCTGCTAACTTTTTAGGCCCTGCACCGTACAAAATACCGAATGATAATGTCTTAACATAGTCTCGAGGAATGTCTCTACCTACCTTATCACTCATTAAGTTCTTGCTAAATGTGTGTAAGTCTGCTTTAGGGTTTTGTAGATACTGCTGCTTTAACAACCCATCCTCAAAGTATGCAAACAATCTAAGTTCCTGCGCATTAAAGTCACAAGCAATCATGCTATGTCCTTCATCAGGTAGGATATATTGTCTGACTTTAGGTATAATTAAACCATGAATCTCTGAAGGCAGTGGAGTCTTTGGTCCTCGTGTAGGCATTGTTTGAAGAGTTGGCTTTGATGATAACCGCCCTGTTCTTGTTCCTCCTGCCTCACCTCTTACTGTATTCCACTCTGTATATATACGGCCTGTCTCTTGTGATTGCTCTAGCCATGGCTCTATGTATGTCCCTGTAAGTTTAACAAGCACGTCTCGATGCCGTAATACAGAAGATAACTCACTGTCTGTGATTAAGTCAGCCAGAGTATCTTTATCTGAAAGAGGTGTACCTTTATCACTCGTTGGCCATTTCTTTTCTTTGCTATAACAACCTTTAGCTTGAATGATTTGAACCAATTGGGCACCGGAATTATAGTTAATAGTGTCGGCATTAAAGTACTTATTTAACCAGACTTCACATTGCATAATATCTGCTTTTGCTTTATCAAGACATGATTGCAAACCTTCACGGTCAACACGTACTCCTAATCTAGAGTTTTCCAATAGAACAGGCATTAACTCTATTTCTCTAAGATAGGCCTCAGGCATAGTATCTCGTACTTCCTTGGTGTAATCCCATAACTTAGCTGTTAGTTCAACGTCGGCCATCGCATACATTCCTACAAGGTCTGCAGGACCTCTTGCAATATAAGCACCAGCAGTCTTTGGTTTCTTAGCAACTTCTGGTATATGCTCAACCAACCATTCAAACAACTGGTCACGCTCTTCAGGTTTAATATTTAGCCATTCAACACAGAGTTCTTTTAAAGATAAAGAACGAACGTAAGGGTTATACAAAAAAGCAAGAACCAGAGTGTCATGAACCCTGCGAGGATCCAAGAAATCCAGCCCAAATCTTTCTGTGATAACAGCCATATCAAACATAGCATTATGAAAGCAAATGCTACGGCCTGATTCCCATATGCGAATAAGCAATGATCTAGTGTTTTCATATGTTGTATTGTTATTGCTATCATGCTTAAATGCATAATAGTCTGATTTAAACTGGCCTGTTCTGTCTAAAACAGCAAGACCCACCGGGATAGGTGGGTAATGCGGTCTTGGACCAATTGCCTCTGTTTCAAAGTCGAGGAAGATTGGTTCTGTCATATTAGTACTTAGCAGATGTTGCAGGTTCTGTGGTCTCTGCTAATTCCTCAGTGTCCAATGTATTTATAGCATTTGTCATTTCACGTTCACCACGTGCAATAAGTGCTTTTACTACATCAATAGACTCGATCGTTTTAACAAAGCTAAACTGAATCTTAAACTGTGTTTTAGGATCAGGAAGAAGTGCCACTTTAGTTACCACACCAGCAAGCGGTCGTTTTACTGTAGATGCCACGGTTTGTACATAAGTGGAGAAACCTTTTACACTAGTGACAGGAATACGTAGTGCTGCCACTTCGCCTAATGACACATTGTCTACTGAGTCAATAGAGTCAGAAGTCATTAAGAATAATCTACGCTTTTCACTACAAGCTTTACCTTTACCGCCGTTCGTAGCACTACCCCATTGGTTTTTAGGGCATGTCTCACAAAACTCTGCCTGTGGTGTATCTGATAAGTGACTAGGTTTTAAGCCAGTAAGCGTAGAGCCTAATGCATAACAAGTTGGAGGAGCATTGTTGGTAGGGTCATACCTTGAGGTGTAATACAACCGCTCAACAGGAGAGGTCAACACAACCACCTCTAATGAGTTACCAGCAATTGGGTTATCCTTGTATTTCATTACACCACCACTTGTAGTGATGAATGATACACCAGCAGATGATTTCTCTGCTTGTATTGACTGAGCTGCCAAAGCTGCAAGTTCTTGTTCAAATGCTACAATTTCGTTTTTAGCCATTTTAGACGTCCTTATTTACGTGATTTAGTTAAGTTAATTCCCCACAACTCTGTAATGGTAGAACCGGGGATCTGTTCACCATTCTCTTGCCTGTCCTTAAACGCTGTAGTACTTAGACGCTTATGGAGTAAGTCAAAACTCTTTGTTTGTTGCACATAGTCATAAAATGTGTCCCAATCATTAATAACGGGTATTAGCTTTTTAGACATAGTGACTGAGTGGCCAGACTCTGTAGCCGCCTTGGTTGTGCCAACCTCTGACATAAGATGCATAATATCTGATTCTAATGCAGCTGCTTGTCTTGATAACTCCGTATCTTGGTTAGCAATATCAGACCGTTTTTGTTTTACTTCTACTAATTGCTCAATAAGAGCTGTTAATGTTAAGTTCATAAGTTAAGTTCCTAGTTGGATAAGTTCTACGTTTGCTTCATTAAATAAACCATTTGCAATATCAAATGATTCCTGCCATCTACCAGGTACTTGTTTTGTAGTAACTACTCTACGAATACCTGCTTGTATTAACACAGATGCGCAACGACTACACGGTTGATAAGGATAAGTGTAGATTGTGCAACCGTGTAAATCTTGTTTAGCAAAGAGTACAGCATTCATCTCTGCATGAATCACTATTTCATATTTTTTACTACGTACATCAAGGCGTTCATCATCATCAATACCTTGGGGAAACCCATTAAAGCCGGTACTTATTATCCTATGACCGTCTGTTATTACCGCACCACATTGTGTTGATGGGTCTTTAGACCATGTAGCAATGTGCTTGGCAAGATCTAAATAACGTTGGTCCCATTTACTCATACTGCCATAAAATCCGGTGCATAAGCATTGTCTTGATACCACTTCATTGACATAATAGTTGCTTTATAGCGATAGTATTGACGGTATGCTGTGACTGTATCATGGTGTTTGTATGCATCAGGCATGGCTTGTGGGGGATTAGACCAACCGCCAAATGTAAGCTCTGGTGGTGGTGATGCTAATTCATTTCTAAGAATAGCTTCGGTAGCATGCGTTTTGTGATAACGCTTAGTATATTCTTTACATAACCCCATAGCAAGCTCATAAACATACATGTAATGTAACTTAGATGATCTAGCCCAAACGTTGCTAGGATGATTTTTATGCGTAGGTTTGTACGTAACATTGTGACCATTATTAAGCTCATGATGAGCTGTAGATAATAATTGTGCTGACTCTATGATCATTTTGCACACGTGTTTATCTGAATGGTAAACCGCACAAATTTTTGCTATAGGGTGTAAATAAAAAATGTTAATGATAATTCTCCTTGAAGTTTAGTATTAAGTATTAGATAAATTATACCATTGTTTACTTTGTAAGTAAACAATTATTTTTATTTTTTTCATCTAATGTTTTTTGTTTCTCAATGCATACAAGACACTTATACCGCTTAATGCTAGGAAAATACTTGACCTGACTATCAGTTTTAAATGTATTGCATATTGTGCAATAACGCTCTGTCATATAAGTATTTCTCCATCGGTTTTTGTACAAGCTTCTGATCTACGTTTAGAATGCTCAAACAAAATAAGTGCTATATCATCTTCAGGTCCTATCCACTCAGACGGCTTAACAGCATCTTGTATATAGCCACGTGATGTAGTACCTGGTTCTTTTTGCATATTAGCATGATGTACGACTTTTAAGATAGCAGGTAACGGCAAACACATATGGTGAGACAGCCCCATAACAACGTAAGACAAATCGGCAACAGCGTCAGCAGCATCTACTAAGTTTCCTTTCTCATGTGCTTTCATTAATTCACTAAGCTCTTCCATGATAAAGCGAGCATAAAAGCTTATATCAACGGGCTCTAAGAGCTGAGGTTTAGTGCCAATAGGCAAGTTTAATTTCTTTCTAAACTCTAATACAGAGTCGTATATGTCTTGGTTCATTGTTTTTGCTCCGATGGCGGAGTCCAGTTAAATTGCTCTTTAAATCTTTGTAGGACGTTTGTTGAACATGCAGGAATGTATTGCCAATTTTTATCCTGCCACTTAGGTATTGTTGCTACGGGTTTTACTTGCTTCTTCATTGTCATTCTCCCAAGGAAAAACAATCCATCTTTGTGTATCATTCTTTATTCCAAAGAACATTAATGGTTTGTCGGTGTTGTGAATAAGAACTGCTATATCTACATGCGGGTTTAACTCTTGTACTTTATCAAGCGTTTTACCAGTATCGTAAATTTCGTCTACTACTAGAATACGTTTATCAGCGGGTAGTACATCAAGCGGGCTCATGGCCATCATCGGTGTGTTTAGTTTATGAGATAGCATGACAGCAGGTACAAGACCGCCACGTGTTATGCCTGCAATCAGATCGTACTCTTGCTTTGATGCTCGAATCTTGTTAGTCAACTGGCCGAGTATGAAATCAATATCAAACCAGCCAAGTTTCGTTTCAAGATGGTTCATAGCAGCTTTTCTAACTGACTAGCAAGTGCCGAGTTACCTTGCTCTTCAAGAATACGAATTGCTTTCATTCTAGCTACATGGTAGCCTTCACAAAAGCCAGACTCTGCATCTTTTAAGAGTTGTTGATTATTGGTAAGCTCTACAAGCTTTTTCCAATCCTCATACTCTACTTCCCATGTTTGGTTAGTGGTGGTCATTGTTCTATTCCTAGATAGCGAAGACCCTTAGGTGTAATACACACCTCTTTGGTCCTCTTATTGTCTTTCATAGCGTCTGCTTTAACATAGCCATTAATACGGAGCCATGTTAAGTTAAAGAATAAATGAGCGCGTGAGCCAATTTTCTCTGCTTCTGCTTTGTTAATAAACTCGGTAATTGTAAGTGTACCGAGTGTGTTGGTTAAATCAAGTAAAATCTCTGCAACATACGGCATATCTACTTTGGCGCGTTTCTTGTGCCATGCTAAAGGTAAATGCATATTACTCCTCGTCTTCTAAAAGTTGTTCAATAAAGTGTTTTTGATGCTGTGTAGATAATTCAATCAACATATCAAGAGCCTTTATGTCTTTGGCACGTAATAAAGCTTCGAACTTTTCGCCTTCTGCTTTATTAAAACCGCGCTCGTACATAGCTTCTAAAAAGTTAAACCAGTTAAGTGGGTCGTGTGAAGTTGCCAACAACTCATCTTCTTTGTCTTGAAGACGTTGTTGTCTATCCATACTGCTTTCCATTGCTGCATCAAGTGCTGAATCCCATGACATAATTTAGTTCCTTGTATTAAGTATTAAGAAGTACTACTAAGACTATTATAACATAGTGCTAATAAAATGACAAGGCTTTTTAGTGCCTTGTCATATAGTGAAATTACATTGTTACTAATGTATCGAATGCTTGTTGCTTGAGTGTATTGCCATGGCCAAAGAATGCAGAGCGTAATCTAGCATCTTCAGTACGGGCTAATTCATGGTCAACCAACTGTGTGACTGCATTTAATGCACCCCAAGCAGTACCTTTAGCGGATTCCATATCAGCACCAATACCAGCACCTTCGAATAATTCCACTGCACGTTTTGCCTGACGTGATAACTTATTTTCGTCACCACCAAGGATTTGCATAAAGAATTTAGCAGCTTTGGCGGAGTCCATTTTTACTTTGGCAAGATTTTCTGCCATTAGTTGAAATGATTTAAATGACTCATTGATCTCGCCTAATTGTGCCTTGACCGACCGTGGGTCGAATACACTGTTATGACGTACTTTCACAACATCGCCTTTGCCTTGACATAGCTGTAATGTATTGTTGCATACAACACGGACCGTAGTAATACGGGCTTGTGTAGCAAGTGAGCCATCGGCTGATGATGCCAACAACATATACTGTTGTACTTTATCTGATGCAAGGTTAAACTCGCCTTCCATTTTAGCAAGTGCCCAGTAATGTGCACCATCACGAAGTACGCCGGCAGTTTCCAATGTAGCAAAACCTTTGACAATATCTTCGAAGAAGTAAAGAACTTCTTTAGGTTGCACGATTTTGTATCTATCACTTACAATACCAAGTGCCTGATGTGTATCAGTACGGAGGATAACACGCTTACCTGAAAACTTATCCATTGCATACACATTATCAGGCGATGACTTATAAAAGATAGGTGTAGTTGCTAATGTAAAACCAAGACCAGATTCTTCCAACCAAGTTTCGATTGGTGAATTAGGAGTAAGTTCTTTACCAAGATTGTGCCAAGGTTTTTCACCGACATAAGCGATTGCTGCTTCGCCATTTTGTTTTGTTGCTAGCATATGTGCCATAATTAAAGCTCCATTTTAAAGTTAAGAAATAAGTAATAAAACATACTACATTTATATAATACTATACTTTTTAACATTTGTACATATAAAATTAAAACTTTATTCCCGCGATTAATTTCTCAATTGCTTTGTTAGTTTGTTCAAGTAATTCTTTATACGCAATATCATTGTATTTGTACTCATTTCTTAACAGAAACAAACAACGTATTGGTTTATCATCTGCTTTAACTAACTTATTTGGCTCTGTATAGCATAAGTCTCTAAATGAATTATTAATTGTGTGAGCAGTAATACGATCATTGTCATAATCATAGTACTTAATCAGTACTTTCATCATAGGCTTACTAATTGCGGCCATACCATTAAGCTCTTTATCTACAAAGTCCCATATGTCTTGTGCACACTGTGCCCATGATGACTTGCTTGATTGTATTAGCTTCTCTTTATCTTTGTTCATAGGGGCAGGAGCTCTTGGGTCGAATGTAGATATGTCTTTGTTCATGTAGAAATACATCATAGATTCAAAGCCATTCTCTTTTTCACACCAATCTTTTACTGCTTGAATCATGTCATGACATATTTTAGGGTTAAGTGTGTCAGGCGAATATACTGCCTCACGACGTGATCCTTCACTCACTGCTGTAACTTTTGGGTGGTTGGTTGTGATCGCTAAGTTAATAAAGTTCGTAATCTGTCTGGCTTCTTGATTCTTTTCTTCAATAGTGATGGTATCACCTGTAACTAAGTTCTTTAATTGGTCTGCATGCCGCATATTATCAGTACTTGGCTCATTCACCACCACTAGAATTCTATTTAGTAAGTAGCCATTAAACTTTTCAAACAGTCTATCAGGCCCCATACTTAATGCCATGTCACCCATCATCTCTGCTATCCAACCAATGACAAATGATTTACCGATTCCTTGCTTAGCTGAGATAATCTGTATCATGGTGTTATTACGCTCCCATGGCTTCTGTATAAACTGTGCTACCCATGAATGAAAGAACTCCTCAAACTCTGGGTTGTCTTTAAAGAAATAATGACACCAATTTAACCAAGGGTCTACAGGCCCTTCAATAGACTGGTATTTCCAATCCTTCATGTAGTTATATTGTGAGTACGGTGTAAGCTTCTGGCCTTTAAAGTGCGGGTACATGTCCATGCCTGTGAGTTGTAAACGTTTATCCCATGCTGGATATGCATCTGCCAATTTAACATTCACCGACCGACCATTCGGGCTGACCACGTTCCAATTTCTGTTTGCCAACTCGATTCTTATTTTCTGACCACTGAACTGTTTACCGTCAGTAAGTCGGATCCAGTTACCTTCATAGATTGCCCATTGGGTTCTTGCGGTGTATAACTGAAACTCGGGTTTGTGCTTTTCCATTGTAGGCTCTACACATGTAAGAAGTACCTCACCAAGTGTCTTATTAAGAGCTAAATGGTCATCAATTGCATACTTATGACCGTCTGTTTGTCTAAATTTACCAACACGGCATAGATGCACACGGGCCCCAAGTCCTGTGAGTGTGATTGCTAGCTTGTTCTCTTCCAAGGCAACCTGCTCATTAGGCTCACCGTCTCCGTTCTTACCGTCATAGTCGTATAGAATGTACACGGACCGATGTGTTTGCCCTTTCTCGAATGTGATCGAATACAGATCTTTGTGAAGTGGTAACCCTGATTTGTCAGTCCATGATGATACACCAGGGACTGCAAGGCACACATGCGGTAAACCCTCAGCTTCTATGGCCTTGGTAATAGCATGCGCTTTAAACTCACCCTCTGTAATGATAAGAGGCATGCCTAAGTTTTGTCGAGCAATTGCCCATGATGGTGATTTAGGAAAGTAGATGTGTGAGCCAGAGCGACGGGCTTGGCTATATTTCATCTTGGTTGTAGGATTAAGCAGACGAACCCGAGTGAAACCAGTGGGCTTTCCAAATATATCAAAATATGGGAGTCGTACTGATGAACTGCGGACATTAAAACCGAGTATCTCGGCTGTTTGATGCTCATCAAGATGCGATAGACCTAAGCGGTCAATGTCATCTTGGTCGAATTGTCTATCTTTAAGGAAGTTATGGTATAATGTTTCTGAGTTAATGGTGTGTTTGTCAAATGACATAATATTGGCTCTTTCCTCACGTAAGAATATCCTTGATTTCCCATTAAGTAAGAGCTTAATGGGAATTTTTTTATGTGTGAGATCATTAAGGGTTGATGAAATGGTTTCATAGGAGTTCCTATCATAATACGAAGCAAAAAAAGCTTAAAACCATATGTTGTATATGGTTTTAAGCAGGTACTACATATTGTGCTTAGTGCAGATCTTTCACATTGTGAGAGAGTAAGTTCTTAATGCGCAACACTACCTCGTGATTACGGCCACCGACGTTCCATGTGGTGATGTCCTCTGTTGGTGTGCCATCTGAGCCTAGGTAGTTTTTACCGTTCTTGTAGTTGTAGATCGTAGCTATCTCACCATCATCGAATAGAATAATCCACTCTGCATCGCATTTGTAATTGTCAAAGCCATCTTCCATCGGAGGGCCAAAGGTTTGGACAATAGTCCAATAAGAGACGTTGTGCATGCGGGCTTGTAAACTTGTGCCGTGCACTGGAATGTCAGGATTGGTTAGGTGTGTCTGAAACTGTTGCATTGTGAATCTCCTTGAAAGTAAAGTGTTTGAATTGTGAAACGGTTGGATAGGTGAAATAGCAGCAGTCCATATACTGGACTTTTTGCAGCGGGTATGGGTATTTATCCTCGATAGTTGCATCGATAATACCAACACCGAACTTACCGACATGCTCGACAACCCGCCAGAGCGGGGTCTCGGTTAGTTTATTAACAGCTACTAGACAGCCGATAGGTGGAAGGTTATTCATCGCGGGCTTTCATTTTGTGTAAGGTCTTGCATTACTTAAACTCCGTTTCTTGTATGTAATAGTCTGTAAGCTCGTACTTGATTGCATCGTTCTGAGCATCTATTTTTTGCTCGTAAACTCTAAGCACATCGCCTTCGTCCATAAGGACGAAGACGTGCTTAGGTTTATCAGCGGTCTTGTATTTAAGAGCTGAGGGCATAGTGGTTGGTTAAATATCGAATGAAATGTTAAGGTTATCGCGAATATAGTCTGCGATACGACAATCGATATCTACATGATCATCGATATCGAAGTTATTACTAATGTAACGTTCTACACGATCATCAATGGTATCTTCTAAATGGCCGTTATCTACGGCTTCTTGAAGACCTGCCGCAACTTGCTCGTACATCTTGATTTCTAGTTCTTTGATTTTCTCTGCCATTTGCTGCATGGTGGTAGCCATGAGGTTGAACAAGTCGGCCAATGATGGCTCGACTGCAGGTGTTGAAGGTATAGTCACAACAATTTCTGGCGCTACTATTGTGTCAGGGATTGCTGGGATTGATGAAAGTGTGTAATGTGATTCATTTTGCATGGTAAGACTCCTTGTTAAGAATTAAGATTATCGAATTTGTAAAACTTTGCCGTGCTTTGAGGTTTTAATACCTAGTACAATGCCGGCAGCTTGTAATTTTCTTACAAATTGTACTAGTTCTGCTTCACTGCTAAAATACCGTGTGTAATTAATAGGTGTTGACATAAAGCTCCTTGTTAAGAATTAAGAAATAAAACTACAACATTTTTACTACATGATACATTATACCACATTTTTGTACTTTGAGATTTCACTATGTGAAATAGCTTAAAACAAAGTACAAAGTCTGGTATCTGTTAAGCGTTGTCTAAGATCATACTCGCGAACTTCTTCTTGGCTTTGGACCAGAGTGTGTGGTGGACATCCATCGAGTCTTCGTCATCGCCAAGTAGCTCGACGATCGTGTCACCTTCTCGGGCTAAGTCAAACTCATCGAGCGCTTCTTCTTCAAACCACTTGTGGATTTTAAGTGCAAGCCGTTGTGCAAGCACGTCGTAAACCTCTTGCTCGGCGGCGGGTGTTAACTTCGGGTAATCGAACTCACGCATTTGTTAGCTCCTTTAAAAAATGACGATATTCATCGACTGCTAGTTGGTGCAGCGGGCTTAAATCTGAGTATTCTATGAAGCTAAGCAGCTCAGTGGCTCGATACAACCTAGAATTGATAAACATTGGAAACTGACGATAGACTTTTTGGTACTCAGGTTCGTCTTTGAATGTATCATGTATAGCTTTCTCGACTAATGGAGCTAGATACAGATCGTAGAACTCCTTGGCATCTTTCTTATTTTGGAAAGATTGGACCAGATGTAGCATCTCGTCAGCGGGCGTGATGGAATCCTGCTTGGCAGGATGAAGATCACGAGTATACACTTTCCAGTGAGGCTCTGTTCTCTTACCTGTTGCATCATAGCTGCATCGATAAGGAAAACCACCTCGTTTAATCGAATTAATTTGTTCTTGGTTCATTTGCGAGCTCCTTTAAGAATTCATGTGGGAAGGCGCGCACTAAACGGGCTGCGTTTTGCATGTCTGCTTTGTAGAACAGTTTACCGAGAGTGGAGGAAAAACCACCGCCGGTGGTTTCCATTCTCTTGGCATTCGCATGCGCTAGCCAGTACTCGTCTGTGTCTAATATCTCGATAGGTTTTTTGATCATTGCGGTTGCTCCTCGTCTTTCTGGTAAATAACAACTGGGTTTTGGTTAATGTAATTGATTAAGCTTGTAGCAAAGATATGCATTGCTTCGCGTTCTAAAGACTGAAGCTCTTTGTGATTCTTGTAATCTTGGTTGTAAAAGTGATGCCAGTCACGATGGCGTTCTAAAATGCCTTTGGGTCCGACAAACTCTTCTAGCATCTCTGTTGCTAATTGCATCGGAGTAGTGTTCATACTTGTGTTTCCTTTCTGAGGATTTTGTCGCACAAAGAATGTGCAGTTGATAAAAGCGGGCAAGAAATAGGTGTTTCTGGGTTTTCAGGAAAACCGACAGGCAATCTGCTAGGGTCATTGATGTCGTAGACGTAGAAATGGCCCGGTGTCCATTCATAGCAGTAGAACCGATTTTTATAAAGACGTATGAATTTCATGCTTCTACCTCCATTTCTGTAATCCAAGAGGTCGATTCTGAATCTCTTTCTGATAGTTTATGTTGTGCTTTTTCTGCTGCATTGAGTGTTGCATGAATTGACATATGACTAAGGTCATCGGTTAATACGTACACAATCTGAGGACTGCTGATGAACTCTTTGGTATCATCGAGATTAAACTCGAAGTTGTAAGCACGTTGGACTTCTTCGATAGACATAGAATCTAAGTTTGGATAATGACTATCCAAAAGCGCATCTGCTACTGCGCCTGAATCGTCACCGAGATTCATATACAAATTCTCACGAATTTCTTCTATGAGCTGATCTTTTGTTTTTTTCATGACTGTATCTCCATTGTCACTGAGTAGTTCATGCCGTAGTCATCATCGATGATGAAGCCAGGGCTGCATGGGCAAGTACAACCGCAATACTGTGACCATCTGACGGGCTTTACTGGCAGATCGAGAGCTTGAAATATCTGAGGAAGTAAAGATTTGTACATCTGATGTGGCCTACTGCGGCGATTTGCTAAGTCATCGAGGATAGTCTCGCCTTTGGTGAAGATATACAGCCGACTCTTCTTAAAACGGCGTTTGCCGTCTTGAGATTGAGGGTTGGCTGTGGGTTTGCTGATAGTAATAGTTAATTGTTCCATGGTTGATCCTCTCTGTTGATCCAGACTGCGTTAATCACACCGGGAAAGAACTCACAGGGATTGTGAGGTGCGTCGTGCATGAACTGGACAATGACTCGGCCAGTTGATGAAGGTTTATGAGGCTGAGTGATGGACAGAACGGTAACAATCTCACCACGGAATGTGGTGGTGATATCGCCAATCTGAACTGGTTTTTTGTTACTTTCATAAATTAATTGCATTTTAGTATCCTGAATTAAAGAGTTTTGAATAAAAGTACTACATTATTATTATATATAGCTCTATTATCAGTGCCTATTCGACATATCACAATGTGAAAAAGTGTTATTTAGTATTCTCATGTTACTACAGAACCATTACTGGGCTTATTCAGTATCCGGGTTACTTAGTAACATATATACTTATATAGATATAGAAATATACATAGTGTTTACTCTGACAAGCATATAGAGTTTCGACCTAGTTACCGTCGTTACCGCGTTACTTTTGTTACTGTACCATTCTGACTTCGGCTGTTGTACAATGCATCTAACACAAGGAGAATCGTATGAATATTGAAGAGATTGAGAAAAAGATTGGGCGCCCCACTAAATACAAGCCTGAATATTGCCAAGAAGTGATTCAGCTTGGTGCTGAGGGTAAGAGCAAAGAGCAAATTGCTGCTAAGCTCGAAGTTAATTGGGGCACGCTCGACAACTGGGCTGAGCAGCACCAAGAGTTTTTGCTGGCCTTGCGCACGGCAAAAGAGCTAGAGCTATCCTATTGGGAAGAATTGGGTCTGAACCACATAGTTGAATCGCCAGGATCATCGCGTCTCAACGGTGGGGTTTACAATAAGGTGATGGCCGCGAGGTTCCCAGCCAAGTACAGTGAACGGAGCAAGGTTGAGCTGACGGGCCAGGATGGAGGAGCTGTGAAAGTCGATGCCACAGTATCGCACAGTCTGGGGCAGGAGATACTGAATGAGTTGCTGAGCTCTATGCAAACGGGCTCAGAGTCTGTGTGAAACGGGCTTGGAACTAAGCGGGCTTACAGCGGGCTTTAACTCTGAGCAGAATCGGCTCAGATTCTGATTCTAAGCTCGATTCAGTTAATAGTCAGATCTTTCACGATGTGAAAGCTCATTTCATATTATGAAAATTACGCAATTGTTACATGTAACATTTCACATGCTGAAAGTCACTTTCATATTATGAAAATTACGCAATTGTTACATGTAACATTTCACATGCTGAAAGTCACTTTCACATTGTGGTAGTTCACAGCTAGCAAGCAGCCCTGGATTACAAGCTGAGCATTTGCCAGTTTCTGATTCGTCCTAGAATCGTGTAGGTATAAGTACTATTATAAATAGTTCTAAGAAAAAGTACATAAAGATTATTTCACTATGTGACAAAGATTATCTTTTTACGATGTGAAATAGTTGTAAATAATTATGTACAAAGTTCTAAAAGTGTGATATTTACGCACACATAACTATGTTACTTGTAACATAATCGTAACATTAAAATATTTTTAACTCTTTCACATCATGAAATAAAATATATGTTCTTTTTCATAGAACTATATATAATAGTATTCATAGATTAATTAATCTATATTTTTTAACTTAACTTATAGGAATCTGAATTATGAAAACAGTTTTTGCTATCAAAGAAATAGAATGCTTTCCAACTAAACTCAAAGGTTATTTGCCAGGTTGCAATATTGCTTTTAACTTAGAGAAAAAATCAGTATTAGAACATCTCAAAAGCCTCCCAGCTGATTCGGATGTGTGTGAGGTTACAAGATCTGATTATATCTATATAGAGTTCAAGTAACCAAGCGGCCAGGCTCTCAGGGCCTGGCAGTTTTTGGCTCAGATCTGGGGGCCGCGGGCTTTCTTGCTCAGAACTTGGGGACCTTGACAGAATCTGCAGGGGTGCCCCATGTCAGCTACTCAGCGCATCGTACTTCGAACTTAAAAGTAAACACTTTGTGTATGCCATAGTACTTCGAATTTAAAAGTAAACACTTCGTAATAGGCTCCTATTACCTAGCTTAATTGCATTAAGCCTAGAGGTTTCTAGGATGGCTACGTGTCAAGAACAAATGTCTGCTCTGCTCTCTGCAGCAGCTGCTGTGATACAATGACTTTATGCTAAATAACGAGCAAATAGAGTTTCTGTCAAAGAAGCTGACCGAGAATGATAAGGTGTTGTCTGCCATGTCTCCAGAATGGCGAGCAGCATTTAAAGCTCGCTTAAAGTGGTTGACCATCGCACTACCGCATCAGATTCCTCCACCTGAAGTAGACTGGAAGATATGGATGCTGTTAGCAGGCCGTGGTGCAGGAAAGACACGACTTGCTGCAGAGTACACCTGGTGGAACGCATGGTCGATGCCAAAGACTAGACACCTCGTAGTTGGCCCTACTTCATCAGACATACGAGACGTTCTGTTCGGAGGAGACTCAGGAATACTGAATGTATGCCCGCCAGAGATCATACACAACTACGGAATCTCGCTTCATGAGCTGACATTGACAAACGGTAGTATTGTTAAAGGGATTGCAGCATCCGAGCCGTCACGTTTTCGTGGACCGCAATGGCATAGTGTCTGGTTTGATGAGCTAGCCGCTTATCAGTATCTTGATGAGACCTGGGACATGGTGATGTTCTCACTTCGTTTAGGTAAAGACCCTAAGACGATTATTACAACAACTCCGAAGCCTGTACCTAAGGTAGTAGAACTGCATGACAAGCACGGCGAGGGAATAGTGCATGTGACACGAGCATCTACGTATGCGAACATAGCAAATTTAGCGCCGACTTTCCAAGAGCAGATACTTCAGTATGAGGGAACACAGCTTGGTCGCCAAGAGATTGAAGCAGAGATTTTGAACCCAGAAGAATCAGGGTTGGTAAAACGATCTTGGTTTGAGTTGTGGGAGTCTGATAAGCCATTTCCAGAGTTCTCCTACATCATACAATCTTATGATGTAGCAACTAGTGATAAGACGATGAACGATCCCACAGCTTGCGTCGTATTAGGTGTCTTCCGTCCGTCTGAAGATCAAGGAAATCGTGTGATGCTGATTGACTGCTGGTCAGATCGCCTCTTATATCCCGATCTAAGAGCCAAGCTACAGGAGGAAGCTGCGAACGTGTATGGCGATCCGGATGAGTTTGGCTCAGGCAAAAAAGTTGATCTTATTTTGATTGAGAATAAGTCAAGTGGAATCGCGCTTATTCAGGATCTGCAGCAGACGACACTGCCAATTAGAGGGTATAACCCAGGATCCGCGGATAAAGCAACAAGACTGAATATTGTTGCTCCGATGATCGAAAAAGGGCTGCTATACCTGCCCGAGTCGACCGAGAACTCAGGCTATCCACGCTCTTGGATTGAGCCATTTTTAAACGAAGTGTGTTCATTTCCACTCGGTCGGCATGATGATTATGTGGATGCTATTTCACAAGCGATGAGGTATCTTAGAGACTCGAACATTATTCGACTTGACTACATTTCATCACCCGCATCTGACTATGCAGATGATGATTACGACGCAAGAGAAAGAAGATATAATCCATATGCCGCTTAACATACTTCATGGTATGATAGTCATATAAATCACAGGAATAACTCTCATGCCATATGATGAATTAGGTAACTTTTATGGAAGTAATGAACCTACAGAGGCAGAGTTAACACGAGACGCTATACGTTTAGCTCAGATGAAGCAAGAGCTCAAACAAAAAGCCCTACAAAATCGTGAGACCCCAGCGTCATACGCAAGGTACGAAAAAGCTCTCTATGAAACTCCTGATTTCTTTTATCAAAAGCCAGGCGGTCGGTCAGAAATGCATCCGCCACCAGAACCGTACAGCACAGCACCTACAGTCTTAGGGCAGATGATTGACCGTTCAGGCTTGACAGTCCCAGCGCAGATCGCCACCAACATGGCAGCAGGCTATCCGTTAGCCTTGCTTGGCGCGTTTGGTGCACCTGAAACAGCACAGAGCATAGGCAACTTCATCGCACCTACCGCCAAGCCAGCTAAAGACGTGCTTGAGGGTCTAGGAGAATTAGCTGCAAGAACAGGCCCAATGCCAGAACTAATGTTCATGGGCAAGCATCGCACAGTAACACCGTCGGATGTGCAAGTGCTTGGAGCACGTGGCATCAACACAGCCAGAGAGCTGAAGGCAGTTCCTCATGACTTTAATGTTGGTAGACAAGGGTTTAGTGTGTTGAACCCGCTTGGTGAGCCTACAATAGGTTCAAAGCTAGGTACGTTTGAGAATAGAGTGATAGGCGAACCGCAACGACAAAAGTTGAGGGAAGCTGCTAGTAACGTGCCAGAAGACGTGTCATATAATGCACTTCGGCAAAGAGTGAACGAGTCTTATGAGCCTGGAATGCCAATGTATGCAGTTCCGATTGGTCCTAAGTCTGCATTGTGGGATGAGCCTCGTAAGATCTTAGCAGAAAAAATGGAAGCAGAGGGTTATACGCCACAAGAAATCTTTGCTAAAACATTGACAACTCGAGGATTAGACCCTAAACACTGGGAGCAGTTTATACCAAGTGATAAAGCGTCGGTGTCATACAACCCTGCATTTAAAAACAATAAGTTCTTATCGCTACCTGATGTGCTTAAATACCCTGCCTTATATGAAGCATACCCATGGCTGGAAAACTATAGAGTAGGTTTTGCAGGCATGGCTCCTGATGAGCTAGGTGAGCATGATAATGCAAAGAAAAGAATTACATTTAATAATTCTATTTTAGACAACCCTAAACAAGCGAACAGCATCATCACGCATGAGCCTATTCATGCAATTCAGAACCATGAAAATTGGCCTTTAGGGGGTCATTTAGGTCAGTTTCCAAAAGAGTCTGTTTTGTCAGCAGCATTAAGCATTCATGATTTAATGAATGATCAAGACGAACCGATGGACTTAGATAGAGCAGTCGAGTTTACGCAGTTAATGGCTGATAAACCGTTTTCTAGTGATGAGATTAAAGATGCAGTAAAACTAGTACAACATGGTCAAGCAGATCTTGTTAACATGCCTCATCCTTGGTATTGGTACAATCAATTAGCTGGAGAACAACAAGCATGGCTACCTTCAAAACTATGGGGTTTGTCTGAAGAGCAATTAAGACAGACTTACCCATATAGTAAAGATGTAATGGGTTCTGACCCTAGTAAAACAATCTTGCGAAGAGGTAAAATGCCTAGTGGTGAAGCTACTTATGTCACTTCAGGTCAGCTTCACGAACAGCAAAAGAATAAGCAAGCGCTCACTCTTGCACAGATGAAAGCAGAGTTACAAGCTAAGAATGAACCGCCAAGTAAAGAGATGGCAACTAAACCTAAAGAACCGGTTAATTTGTCTAAACGAAAACTATTTGGATTAGATCTTACGCCTAAGCAAGATCAACTACCCGCAGTTGTGAACCCTACAACAAGCGCACCAACAAGTACAGAGTCAACAGCACCAACACCATCTTCAGAGCAGTTAAACACTATTACACCGGCAGATTATGCAGTAGAAGCAATTAAGAACATGCCTATGACCAGAAGGCAGATATTAAAGACTCCTGTAAATGCTGCTATTTCTCAAATGGGTAAAGGAGTAGTAGGTAGTGCTGTTAAAGGGTTGGTTGAGAACCCTGTTAAAGTAGTCGGTGGAATGCTAAGAGAAGAAGCAATGAAGCATGCTCTTCGTCAGTTAGAAAATGTGTATGGCGACTATCATCACCCATTGATGGACGGCCCTGATGAACAGTGGGATCCTGATACGCTTGCTGATGTTAATACTGAAGTGTCGCATGAAGCAATGAGCAGATTAAATGATGTTCCTGCAGAGCACTATGCTGAGCATTTTAGCGACAAACAGTTAAGAGATGCATTTGATGAAGGGGCAAGAGCATGGGGGAGACTGTGGTATGAAGATGAGGCAGTAATGCAAGAAGCTGCAAATGATGCAATCAGAGAAGCTATTTCAGAGTTAGGGGCTGGTGCTGATGAGTATGATTTAGTACACGCTGCATACCCTCATTTCAAAAAAGACATGTTGCATATCGTGTCGCAAGGGCACCCTAACAACGTCTCAGGCGAACTATCATCTGCATTTGCTAGATCTTTAATTGATAGGCACGGTGCAACTGCAGACGAATATGGGTCAAATTATCTTGAAAATGCTGCATCTCAAGCAATCACAGATCAGTATAATCAAAAATACAATGAGCTTATCGAGAATATTATTAATGATGAAGAAGGTGGAGGCTCATCTGTAGGCCATATTGAAAATATGGTGGGTGCAGCACTTCAGCCACTTCAAAAGAATTTGTCACAAGAAAAGTTTAAAGACATTAATCAAAAGTATAAAGAGCTTAAGTCATTGTCTGTAGAGGACCAAAACAAAGCTTTAGAATCTAATCCAACAGCAGTAAAACTAAAAGAAGACTTTTTGTCAGCACTGAATGAAATACCTTTAGAAGATAAGTCATGGTTTCCTTTTCAAGCTCTGAACTATCCTGCATCATTACTGGAGCAATATGAGCAGGTCACAGGTGTTGACACTAATAAAGCTAAAATAGACTACCTTGAGCGAGGTCTTCAGCAATTTGCAAGAAGTACGGGTCAAGATTTTGAGCCTTTTGAAAAGTATTACTTAGAAGACAGACTTGAGAATGAAACACGCCCTAAAGAAATAAAGAAAATAAAGCAAAGACTTAAAGACCTTGAAGACAATCAGCAAAACGAAGAACCGCCAAGCACTGAAATGGCGATTAAGAACCCAGGTGGAAATTGGTCAGACCGACAACTAGATAGTCAATTAAAGCCGTTTAAACAAGGTCTTACATTAGCGCCTGATTCCGATAGATACACACTTCGACCTAATTGGGTAGAAATTGCAGATCAAATAGGCTATCCTGAAAACATGAAGAAACAGATGCTAGCTGCTCACACACTAAATCAATGGATTGACAAGCGTCTTAAGAACTACATTAAGAATGACATGGGAACGCCTAAAGATTCAGTTCGAGATCTTGCTGATCAAGGCATTACGCACATGCAAGGATTAGGCGAACACTTTAATCGAATAGACCCTAATATTAATAAAGCGTTTAGCGTACTTAAATACTTAAGAGAAGAACGTGGTCATCTTCCAGAAGGGCATGCTACTACGGATGCAGGAAAAGAATGGGAGCTTAAAACTGATTGGAGTTTTAGCCCATATAAGATTAAAGATGCACTACATAAGTTATTCCCAGATGAGCATCCTTCACAAGAACAATGGAAAGGGTTACAAAAAGCGCTTGAAAAAGACCCTGAAGCAGAGCTAAATAGGTTTATATCACTTAGTGCTTTTGGATTTGACCACTTAATTGATGAGCTTAGAAATGCAGTTAGCCCAGACTCTGATCTGCCTCAACAGCTTCGTATATCGACTAAAGATCTAGAGCGTATGACAGTCCCTGATGCAGTCAGACATGTGTCGAAGATTAACAAATATCGTACTGACTTGGCAGAGAAAGCAACAGTAAAGAACGTTGCTGAGTTTAGACAGAACTTTCCAGCACTGAAGACGTATGAAGACGGTAAAGCATGGCATGAGCTTAAGTTGCCTGATTATCAGCCAGACGATGCGCTGCCTGAAGGGTTTTATGTCATGAAGTTTGATCGATACGATACAGATCTTAGAACAGGCAAAGACATAAAACGTGAAATATATCAAGTGGTTTATGGAAGTGGCATAGACATGGATCGATACACTGATGAAATGAGAACGCCTGAAGAAGCAATTGCCGACTACAATCGTTTAAAGCACTATGGCACTCTTGACAAAGCACTTAAAGAAGAAGGTGAGTTGATGGGTCACTGTGTTGGTGGCTACACACAAGATGTAGTTGATGGTTTATCTAGAATCTTTACACTTCGTGATGCCAAAGGTAAGCCTCATGTCACAATAGAGACAAACCCTGCAAAAGGGTTTGAAGAAGATGATTCACTACGCCATAGTCATCATGATGTTGCTCAAATCAAAGGCAAAGGAAATAAAGCAGTATCGCCTAAGTATCGTGCAGAAGTGCTTGATTTTCTTAATAGCGCATACCCGCATTCTGCATTAGTAGAGGTAGAAGATCTTGGCTTTATAGATGCTATCGACACTTCTTACATAAAAAATATGGCAGGTGGAAAAGAGATGGAATCGGATATTAGAGCTGCAGTCCCAGATCTACCTAGATTTATTAGCAGAGACACTTGGAATCAATTAGTTGACCAGTACTATGTTAAAAAACCGATAAAAGGCCACAAAGACGGTGGTTATATTCAAAGTTTTCAATCAGGCGGTCCAGTAAGTACAGACAAGATGAAGTTTAATATAATGATGTCAACAGTAAAACCGCCAGAAGGCTACAAAGATGGTGGCTATATTCAAAGTTTTGACAATGGCGGTTTAGCTAAGTCCCCTCAGCCTGGCTCATTCCCACCTTTGTTTCCTGAAATAGTTGGAGGAGGCGCTCATCAGTTAAGAGAGAAGCTGTTTAATGCGAATGCAATGAACATATCTAACCCTGCTTATACGCTAGGGTTAAATCAGATTAATGCGCCGCAAGAGCCTACTTACCCAGGCAAAGAAAAACATGAAATAGATGCAGCTGCATTCTATAATACAGGCACCCCTGGTCAAGTTACAATTAATCCTTCAACATCAAGCGCATCATCATACGAGGTTGCGCCTTATGTACTTGGGCATGAAGCGCAACATCTGCAAGAACATGAAACAAGCCCTACTCGTTACCCTCCTAACTATCAAAGATTATACAACTATTACTTACAGCGCAATATTGAAAAGAACTTTCAGCAACAAAGAGAAAACCTTCCTGTAGATGTACAGGGCTTTGGATATGCTATGAGAGATAATGTGCCTTGGGAAGAGCGCTTAGCTGACTTTGCAGGGTATGAAGCAGCGCTAACTAAAGGTCAAACTCTCTTAGATACAGAGTTTGGTAAGAAAGTATTTAACACTCCTGCGCTTCAAAGACATTATTTACATGCTGTAAGGCCTAAAGAAGCAAAAGCATTTCCAGTTGAAGATACGTTGTATGAAAAAGCAAAAGAAAAATATCACAAGTTTAGAAGCAAAGTAGGCGAAGGTAAAAGCTATGCAGACGCTGCTTATGAAACTGTTCTAAATAAGAAAGACGGTGGTAGTGTAAAATCATTGGATCACGATAGAATGAAATTTGAATTAATGATGAGGAAACGATAATGCCTGAAATGCCAATTGAGCAAGAATATGGTAGAAACATTAACCCGATTGAAGACGAGTCTGATGAGTCGCTTATCGAAATTCTTGATGAGATTAATGCAGAGGACGACCCAGTAGAAGAGCAAGAAGATGGCTCAGCAATCGTCACACTTGATAAGCTCAGTACTCCAGAAGACAACCCTGAGTTTTATCAGAACTTAGCAGAAGAGCTTGGGACTTCGGACCTTGATAAACTTGCATTTAAATATTTAGACTTAATTGATAAAGATGAGGAAGCTCGTGAAGAACGAAATAAACAATATGAAGAAGGTATCAGAAGAACTGGCTTGGGTAATGACGCCCCAGGTGGAGCCCAGTTTATGGGCGCATCCAAAGTTGTCCATCCAGTTATGGCAGAAGCATGTGTCGACTTCGCAGCAAGAGCCATTAAAGAACTATTTCCACCCGATGGTCCAGTTAGAACTAAAGTTGTCGGAGAACTAACAGAGGATAAACTTAGTAAAGCCGAGCGTAAAAAAGACTTTATGAACTGGCAGTTAACAGAGCAGATTGAGGAGTATCGTGATCAGCAAGAAGTCATGTTAACTCAGTTACCATTAGGTGGTAGCCAATTTATGAAGCTATGGTTTGACTATCAAAAGAAAAGACCATGCGCCGAGTTTGTTCCGATTGATGATATTTATTTACCGTTTGCATCTAATAATTTCTATACAGCTAGCAGAGTAACAGAAGTGCAAGACATTACGCATGATGAGTTTGAAGTGCGTGTTGCTAAT